GTCAGGCCTTGCGGTAAAACTTGCAGAAGATGTTTCTATTCAAATTCTACGCGAAAAATTTGCTACTCAACACGCAATCGGTGTAGTTGGCTGGATTGAAATTGATTCTAAGGTTGAAAATGCTCAAAAAATCTCTAAATTAGTTATGAAATCAGCGTAGGGGCTAAACTCTACGCTTCTTTTATTGGAGGTGACAGAATGAAAGTAAAAGCACGTGTAAGCTTTTCGGGTAGCGTCACAATGTCAAAAGGTGAAGTAAGAGTGCTACCAAAGAATGTGGCAGATGACTTGTTACAAGCTGGCCACGTAGAGGAAGTTGTCGTGAAAAAGCAGGTGAAAACAGATGCAGGTTAGTGCAATTACACCAGGTGAACTGGCTAAATATGCGCGAGAGGATGAAACGGATTCAGATGTTCTTTCAACTTTTATGCTTATTTTATCTGCCGTAAAAGCTTATATAAAAGGCTATACAGGGCTATCAGATGAACAATTGGACACAAAGGAAGACATTTCAATTGCTGTTTTTGTACTATCCAATGAAATGTATGAAAATCGTATCTTTACAGTGAAAGATAACAATGTAAATAAGGTTGTTCACTCCATATTAGATATGCATTCTATTAATTTACTGTGAGGTGAGCATTATGAATCCTGGTGATTTAAGACATAGAATTGAAATCCTCACTAACCAAAAGGCAAAAAATGAATTGGAAGAAACCATTTATAAGTTTCTACCTGTAAAAAAAATATGGGCTGCAATCATTCCACAAACTGGATCGCTACAAAAGCAAGTTGCTGACACAATCCTAACGAATGTCACACATAAAATCATTGTTCGATATAACGCTGGCAAAGACATTACAAAAGATATGCGTATCAGATATAAGGGTCATGAGTTTGAAATCAAATATGTTCTCAATCCTTATTTTAAGAATGAAACACTTGAAATCTTTGTCCAGGAGGTATTGAAGTGAGCATTCAAATGAACGGTTTAACCGACTTTCAACGTGATTTATTTGATGTAGCAACGAAAGATTTACCTAATGAAGCTCCAAAACTGATGCGTAAAATTGGCACAAAAGCCAGGACAACCGTAGCTAAGAAATCTCGTAGCCTTGTAAAAAAGAAAACAGGTGGGTACCACAAGAAGTGGAAACGAGGAAAAGTCTTTGTTGGTTATCATGGTGAATTAGTTGTCCGCGTTTATAATTCGTCACCACATGCACACTTAGTCGAAGATGGCCATTGGATGGTTGACCATGATGGCAATAAAACAGGCGATTTTGTGCAAGGTAAAAAGCCATTAGATAAGGGTATGCGTGAATTTGAATCCTCAGGTGACGTTGAAAATGAAACGGTGAAATGGCTAGATGAATTGTTGAGGAAAAGGAAACTATGATTACTTTTAAGCAAATTAAAACGACAATAAACAAGAAATTACAATCGAACTTTATTAATATTGATGTTTCTAGTAAATCAGCAAATGAAGGCTTTACTCGGCCATCATTCAAAGTGCAATTAGATAATGTGAAACGTGAGGGCTATTTGACACAAGTTGAAAAGTCTTGTACGGTTCGCATTTTTTATTTTCCTACAGATGAAAATGATAATGCTATTGAATTGTTAGATGTTCAAGAAGCATTAGGTAATTTATTCGATCTTAAACTTTCTGTGGAAGATCGCCATTTGGATATAGCGGAACCTAATTTTGATGAAATAGATGGTGTGCTGCAGTTTGAATTTGATCTTCAATTCTTTGATGGTCGTGAACCTGGTTCGGGCGTTGATATTGGTGATGAAATTAAAAACGGTAAAGATTTCTATGAAAAACATCCAATTGAGCTTATGGGCGAAATGGATTATGAGGAAGGGGATTAAAGAATGGGCCTACCTGAAATAAATATAGAGTTTATTGGTAAAGCCGTTACAGCGATCAAGCGTAGTCAGCTTGGGATTGTTTCATTGATCTTAAAAGATGATGTGCAAACAGTGGACACATTAACATACAAAAGCATTGAAGAAGTGCCGACAGATGGATGGTCGCCAGCTAACTTAGATTACATTGAGAAAACTTTTATGGGTACACCAAGCAAAATTATTGTTGAACGTTTGCCAACAACTGCAGCTGATTACAACGCGGCATTAACACGGTTAAATAATAAACGATTTAATTATTTGGCCATTCCAGGGATTGAGGACAAGGATACGACAAATATCGCTTCTTGGATTAAATCAAAGCGCGTAAACCAAAAGAAAACATTTAAAGCAGTATTACCAAACTGTGAGGCAGACCATGAAGGAATCATAAACTTCACAACAACAGGAATTAAAGTTGGTGAAAAAGAGTACACAACTGCAGAATATACAGCTCGTATTGCTGGCATCATGGCAGGTTTACCATTTACTCGATCATCTACTTATTTCGAGTTGAATGAGGTTGATTCAATCAACGAGCTAGAAGATCCAGACAAGGCCGTTGATGATGGTGAACTTATCCTTATCAATGACGGTGAAAACATTAAAATTGGCCGTGGTGTGAACAGTCTTACAACAACAACTGGAAGTAAGACAGAAGACTTTAAATCAATTCGCATTATGGAAGTACAGGACATGATTAAAGATGATATTGCCATGACATTTGATAAGTATTACGTGGGTAAGCTCAATAATATTTACGATAATCAGGTGCTATTTATCAGGTCTATTAATGCTTATTTTGCAGGTCTTGGAGATCAAGAAATATTAGATCCTAACTTTGCGAATAAAGCAGAGGTACATGTCCGTAAACAACGTTTGGCATGGGAAGGAATCGGCACCGACACTACTGAATGGGACGACCAAAAAGTAAGAGAAATGTCCTTCAAGCGAAATGTATTTTTAGGTGGGAACGTAAAAATTGTGGATGCTATGGAGGACTTAGATTTAGATATTGCAATCTAAGGAGGATTGACACATGGGTAAATTAAAATCTAATCGCGTTATTAATGGCACATATGGCAGCGTATGGGTGAACAACGAAAAATGGCTCGACATTGAGGAGTTTGAAGCTAAAGTTTCCATTGATTACGAAGATGTAAATATGGCCGAAGATCCAGCAACTCATAAAAAGATGCTTGGTTGGTCAGGTGAGGGAACATTAAAAGTCAAAAAGGTATATAGCCGAGGTGCAAACTTACTTGCTGATGATGTAAAAAAAGGTATAGTGCCTGATGTAAATATTGTCGGAAAATTAGCTGATCCTGGAGCGTTTGGATCGGAACGAGTAACCATTGACGAGGTTACTTTTAATGAATTTATGTTAATGCAATTTGCACAAAAAACGGCAGGTACAGAAGAATTACCATTTAACTTTGCTGATTATGATTTCATTGATCGAATTACAGCCTAAAACATATATCGGAGGGAATCCAAATGACTAAAAAGGTAAATAAACGATTAACACTAACGGACTTGATGAAAGAGAAAGAAAAGTACCAGGTGAAGGATGATGTCACAGAGGTTGCACTTGTGGAACGATTGGGCGTTGAAGTAGTCTTGCGTAAACCTGAAAAATCTTTATGTATAGATACCATGAAAATGTCTAGGGATGAAAACAATGATACGGATGCTGACGAGTATATGGTGTATAACACGATGGTGGAACCAAATTTAAAAGATAAAGAATTACAAAAGGAATTTGGCTGCACATTACCAACTGATATTGTATCTAAAATTTTTGAACCAGGTGAAATCTCTTTGCTGTCTGAAATTGGTTTCGAACTTGCAGGATACAAAAAGGGCGGAGTTAAAGCTATAAAAAACTAATTGATAGTGATGATGATTTTTATTTTCTTCATCACTATATCCAACGTGGTTTTAAACCTGAATATCTTCTTAATCTTGACTATGATACAAAGCTTATAATGATGGCTAGCATAGAAAAACATTTAGAAGAAAAAGAAATGGAAATGAAAGCTAGAGCGCAAATGCTTTAGCTTTTTTCTTTTATAAAAAGGCGGTGAGAAAGTGGGCAGAAGGGTAATATCTGCAGTCTTGTCATTACAAGATCGTGATTTTTCTAGCAATTTAAGACGTGCCAGTGATCGTTCAGATGATTTTGGCCGAGGTATTACAAGAGTAGGCAATCAAATAGAACGATTCGGCAAAGGTGCTTCAAGGGTATTCAAAACGGTTGGGGCTGGCGCGGCTGCTTTGGGTGCTGCAGGTGTTGCGGCATTAGGGGCTAGTGTTGGTAAAACTATCTTGGACATGGGTAGCTCTTTGGATATGCTACAAGCCCAAACTGGCGCAACGGCTGGACAAATGGAAGTGTACGGAAGTGCTGCAAAAGAAGTATTCGGCAAAGGGTACGGTGAAAATATTGATGAAGTAACAAATTCCCTAGCGCGAGTAAAACAAAATATGCACAATATTGATAATGGTGAACTTAGTAATGTTACTTCTAAAGCAATGTTATTAGGTAAAACATTTGATTCTGATGTAAACGAAGTCACTCGAGGCACTAACAATATGATGGAAGCGTTCGGCATATCTGCAGATAAAGCATTTGACTTATTTACTGCAGGTGGCCAACGCGGATTGAACTTTAGTAATGAAATGTTTGATAATGTCGCAGAGTATTCTTCTTTATTTGGCAATATGGGATATAGTGCCGAGGAATATTTCGGCATCATGGAGAGAGGCGCAAAAGCTGGCGTATATAACCTAATTTTACTGGGCTTTAATGTAGTAATACATTATTGGAACTCCTTTAATTGCTGGAAACTCCTTAGAGCCTTAACTACCAAAGTGTGACAATGTTAAGGATTGGACAATCAGCAGCGAAGCCTATTTTTTTATAGGAACGTTCAACGACTATCTCGAAAGAGAGTACATTCAAGCGAATGGAAACAGGGAGCATCCTATTAGGATGAAGATATAGTCTGAACTTTATAGAAATATAAAGCAGTTCATAAGCGAACGGTTTGCATGTAGCGAATGCAAGCGAACATATTGAGATTACGTTAATGATGTTATGAAAGAATTTCAAATTCGTGTAAAAGATGGTTCAAAATCAACAGATGAAACATTCTCAGCCATGAGTAAATCAACATTTGATTTATGGGAGGCTTTTAATAGAGGTGAGGCTACAGTCGCTGATGTCGCTGGGGCCGTCACAAAAGAGCTTGAAGGAATGGACGATAAGGTTGAGGCCAATCAATTAGCAGTAGCGTTATTTGGTACAAAATTTGAAGATCTTGAAGCAAAAGGCGTTTATGCAATGCTTGGAGCTAAAGACGCTATGACAGGCTTTGAGGGTGCAACAGATGCCGCCTCAGCCAAAGTAGAAGGGAGCCTTAAAAACAGGTTAATTTCTTCATGGCGAGAGCTACAAGTTGGAATAGCCGATGTTGTAAACGGAGCAGGAGCGCAGGAATTTTTACAAAGTGTTGCTCAAAAAGCTGATGAATTGGTACCTAAAATTCAGGGGATTGTGCAAAAAGCTTTCGAGTTCGGTAATACAGTCCGTGAAAATTGGGGGCCAATCAAAGAGACACTTATTGGTGTTGGTACAGCCGCGGGAATTGTAGCTGCAGGTATGGGTACATTGAAAGTTATTTCTACAGTAACAACAATGGTGCAGGGTTTTAAAACAGCAATGGGTCTAGCAACAGCTGGACAATGGGCCATGAATACGGCCATGCTTGCCAGCCCTTTGACTTGGGTAGTTGTTGGCATAGCTGCAGTAGTTGCGGCAGGTGTCTTGTTATATCGAAATTGGGATACTGTTAAAGCAGCTGCAGGTAGCTTGTGGGAAAAAACTAAAGAGGTATTTGGAGGCATTTATGATTGGGCTGCTCAAAAGATTCAGCCAGTCACAAGCTTTTTCCAGGGCTTATATGATAAGTTTATGGGCTTTAAAAATGCAATTAGTAACTTCCAACCGCCTGAATGGGTTTCGAAAATTGGCGGTGCGATAAGTGGCGCAGCATCTAAAGTGAAAAGTTTTTTACCATCGTTTGATGTAGGTACAAACAGAGTCGCGAGTGATATGACTGCAAATATTCATAAAGACGAAATGATTATTCCAGCACGTCAAGCGGAGCGTATCCGTGCCGCAGGTGGGACGATTGATAACATTGACCAAATGGTGCAGCCATCACCTGGAGCTGTAGCAATACCTACACCTGCAGGAGTTACGCCACAATCTACACCTGCAAATGGTGGAAATGTACAAGTAATTATTCAAAACTTAAACGCTAAAGGCGTAACAGCGAAAGAAATAATGGACGAGTTTGTTCCAATGCTTAAATTAAGATTGGCCAATTTATAAGGAGGTTGGATAAATGGATATATTTTTAAGTACACAAGATCGAAAGCAAATTATTCAACTTCCTATTGTCCCAGCTGAATTTAAAATACCTAGTCCAATGAGCCATGAAACATTTACAACCATTAACCAGGGTGACATTAAATTAATAGGGCGTAGTGGTTTAAAGTCACTTACAATTGAATCCTTTTTTCCTGTGAAAGATTATCCTTTTTCGCGAGATCGGACTTACAAAGGATGGGAATATGTTGAAATCATAGAATCATGGAAAAGAGTTCCTGTTCGTTTAATAGCCACAAATACGCCTGTCAATATGTTAGTTGTGATCGATAACTTTGAATATGGCATTCAAGATGGTTCAGGGGACGTTTATTATTCACTCGCATTATCCGAATTTAAGGAGATCATTTTAGAGACAAAGAAGGTGAAGTGATGGCACATGAATTGTGGTTAATCAAAGGCGATACAATGACCAATATCACACCGATGTTAGGAACTTTAATGTGGCGAAGTAATAAGGATGAATTAGGAGATGAAATAAACTTTAGCATTGCCTTTAATGATACAGACCACTTTCCTGTTAATCCGTGTGATATTGGTGATTTGGTAGCACTATATAATAATGGCCAAGAAATAACTCGCGCTATAATTGTTGATGAAACAAAAAATGGCATAGCGCCTATTGGATACATCGGATTTGATTATGCGTTTTACTTAAATAAATCTACTGCCGTATATCAATTTAATAAATTACCTGGGGACGCCTGTATAAAAAAAATTCTCAATGATTTCGGCATACCTATTGGAAATATTACTAACTTGCCAGTGAAAGTTGATAAGATTTTTAATGACAAAAAAGTAAGTGAAATCATTAAAGATATTATCAAAATGGCAGAACAGAAATCAGGCGTAAAATATTTAATGGAAATGAGAGCAGGAAAATTTCATCTTGAAAAACAAGGGGATTCTCTTGTGTCGGGAACATTCAATTTATTTGAGGGTGGCCCCGAATATCATATTAAAACAGCTATTATGAATCCATCTAAAAGGCGTAGTATTACAGACATGGCCAATACAATTCAAGTGGTTGGGAACAATGACAAAGTTGTTTTAACAAAGTCTGATAGTAAAATGGTCGAGAAATATGGCCGTATTACTAAAGTTGTTAAATTAGATCAGAATGAGAAAAAGAGCGCTAAACAAGTTGCTGAAAACGAATTGAAATTGTTATCAAAAGTTGTGGAAGAAAATAGTGTTGAATTGTTAGGTGATGATAATTTTCGGGCTGGTAGACTTTTTGAATTAGAAGAACCGACAACAGGCATAAAGGGAAAGTTTTTAATTGCTGCAGTTGAGCATACCATTTCCAAAAGAATTCATACAATGAAACCAAGTCTAGAGGTGATGTAATGGATCCGATTACGGAATTAGCTAAAATAATTAAAGAGCGTGATAATCCTCCAATTGTTTCTATGACTACTGGCACTGTCATTTCACCTTTACCAAACATAGTTGTTAAATTAAACGATATAGTGACACTAGATCAGTCGAAATTGATTGTGGCTGAACATATTTATTTGCACTATGAGTATCCAGGGCCGACTTGGTTACAGGAGGGGAATGAGGTTATTTTAATGCCTACAATCGATGAACAGATGTATATTATGCTGGACAGAGTAGGTGAGTCCAATGCTACCTAAGATAGCAGAACTAGAATTTGATAAAAAGGAAGTAAAGACAGACTTGCCACCACTTGGTAAGTCTTTTTTATATGACTTTGATAATAAAGATTTTCACAGGCGAAATGGAAAGTTAGTGCCTGTGTATGGCATTGACACATTAAAAGAATGGATCTTAAAAATCTTCAAAACAGAACGGCATCGATTCCGCGTTTATAAAGAGGTGCCGTACGGAATGATTTTAGAGGAATTAATAGGGTCTAGTTTGCCGAGGGCCTTTATTGAGGCGGAAATTAAACGTGAAATTACATCTAGTCTATTGGAGCATACGCACATTCAAGCCATTCAAGATTGGCAGTTTGTTCGTGATGGGAAATGGATGCGAATAAAATTTACGGTGATTCCTGTAGAGGGTGCCTTTGACATTCCTTCTTTTGACATGGAGGTGAAGGTATATGGAAAGTGAAAAAGTCGTTCATGATCGGATGCTTTCGAATATTGATAATGAATATGATAAGTCACCAGGTAACTATATATTCGACATAACAAAAGCGCCATCTATTGAGTTTTCCTTGCAACAAAAGAAAATAGCAGCAGTACAAGAGAAATTAGATATAGAGAAACAGACAGGTGAAGAACTATCAAGAACGGTGTATCAACGAACAGGCTTAAAAAGAAAGTTGGCCACACAAGCCACAACTACGGTCATTGTTTCGGGTACAGCTGGCACATCTGTTAAAGTTGGTGAGCTAGTAGGCACAGACACAATTTATTTCACTGTAATTGAAGAAGCCATTCTTAATGAAAGTGGATTTGCCCATGTACGTGTTCAGTGTAACGAGTTTGGCCAGGTTGGAAATGTTCCTGCCAATGCCATTAAAAACTTTCCTGTTTCTATCAATGGATTAGTCAATGTCTATAATCCTGATCCTGTCGTGAATGGCTATGAAGAAGAAACAGATAAGGATTTGCGACAACGTTATTATGATAAGCTGCAGCGTCCAGGTAAAGCAGGGAATAAATATCATTATCGTGAATGGGCATTAGAAGTAGCTGGAACAGGTGACGCAAAGGTATTCCCACGCTATAACGGCCCTCTAACAATGAAAGTGGTGGTTATTGATGCGAATAAATTACCTGCATCCACTGAATTAGTTGAGGATGTAAGGAAACGCATAGAGGAAGAAATGCCGTTTGGTGTGGAGGATTTACTTGTTATTGCTGCAGAAGCTTTTATATTAAATCTGACTGCTACCTTATCGGTAATGCCAGGGTATACCGAGGAAATAGCTATTAACAATATCAAAGGAAACATTACGAAATTCCTCAAAGAGATCGCTTTTAAAACATCTTTTGTTAGTTATGCAAAAATAGGCGCTTTAATTATTGATAGTGAAGGGATCTTGGATTACCAGGACTTACTTATAAATGGCCTGACTACAAATGTTGTTATTCCTGAGGATGCCATAGCAGTAATGGGAGGTGTGAACGAATGAATCACATGAGTAACTATTTAAAGAACAAGGTATTAAAAGATCACCTGAAAACAACGCCAGTCTATATTGCCTTATTTAACAATGATGTTGAAGTATCCCAAGCGAGTTATGCAAGACAAGCCGTAGCATTTGCAGATCCAGTTGATGGTCAAACTTCTAATGCGAGTGATGTACTTTTCCCTATCGCTTCGGAATCCTGGGGGACTATTACACATGTCGGTATTTATGACGCTTTAACAGGTGGTAATCCACTATTCAGATCACAAACAGAGTTTTCGAAAAGCATAGAAGTGTCTAGTCAGTATAAGATCCCGAAAAATTACTTGATTGTTCGGATTAAGTAGGTGAATCAATATGCATGCAATCTATGAATCTGAATGGGGTCAAGCTGCAGTCTTTACCTGGGGTGAATTAACACCGCACCAATGGGAATGTTTTAGATTAGCCTTATTACAGTCAGAAACAGAATTAAAGACGCAAGGTGTCACAGTAGCTTTTTCAGGAGCAACCCATGAGGTAATCACGGAACTTCAAACGCATGAAGTCAAAGTAGTTTTATCTCCTATAATCGTTCAAACAACCACGGAAATGATAACAAATATGGTTGTGTCAACTCGCGATTATATAACTGATATGGTGCGGTATTTACCTGTTTATGAGCGGAAATCGCCAGTATTTATTGTGGTATTAACCGCCTATGATAGAGAGTTTAGAAATACAGAACAACAGTTAGAAATAGTGAATCGAAATATATTTTTAGATACAGCTATTGAAACGCTGTACATTTACGAACGTGATCTTGGTATAAGAACAATCAATTCTTTGCGATATGATCAGCGAAGGGAACAAATTTCCTCACGTTATCGGGCCAGCTTTGACCAAACAACTGAGGAAACCATTAAATCGGTTGCAGCTGCCTATAGTAACGGTGATGTAGAAATAAATAAAACAGATGTGCCAGGCGTATACGAGATCAAATTTGTGAGCATGAAGGGTATTCCTAATAATATGGCTGGCTTAATGCAAGCATTGGATATTGTTCTGCCTGCTCATTTAGCGTTTGAATATACCTACACATATAACCCGTGGGACTTCCTAAAAGATCAAACTTGGGGCGGTGTACGCCGTTTCACATGGGATGAATTAAGAGTATGGGACGAGGTGATTTAATGCAACATACACAAAATTTAAATTTAAAAAAGCCTGATCTTACTGATAACGTTCTTATTTCAGATTTGAACGAAAATATGGATGTATTGGATCAAGCTGTAGGAGAATTACAGAAAACAACTGAATCCATCGGGGATTTGGAAAAGAATTTTAACGAACATTTACTTGCACAGATGCCTCACAGATTTTTTGATAATGGTAAATGGTATAGATGGGGTTTCCGAACAGTAAATGGTGAGCCTCAATTTATCTATGAGGAGGTAATAGAATGAACGTACTTGATGTAGCGACTAAAGCCATGCAAACAGCAATTAAAGCTGTAGTAGATAGTATAAAAATTACCACAGATGAAACAAAAACAGATGTGGATGTAATTAAACAAAGCGTAGGAAATATTGGTACACAAATAGAAAACAAAGATGCTGGGAAGGTAATGAAAACTCAAATTTTCACCTCAAACGGAACTTTCGTTGTACCTGCAGGAGTGACCGAGGTTTATTTAACAGGTGGTGGCGCAGGTGGTGGTGGTGGTGGCTGGACACGCGACGGCGGCGGAAATATATCCTATCCTAGAGGCGCGACAGGTGGAGCGACAAGCTTCGGCGCCCTGTTAACGCTACCTGGCGGCGGTGGCGGTCACAATATATCAAGCGAAACTACAGGTGGCGTAGCTGGTGGGCCTGGTGGTGCTACAGGTAACCCGTCTATTAGTGGTACATCTAGTAACCCCGTGGGCACAGGTGGCGCAGGTGGTGGTAGTGGCTATTACAGCGGTGGTGGTGGTGGTGGCGGTAAAGGTGCTTACTGTTCTGGGGGCGGTGGCGCTAACCAGACCTACCACGGTGGCGGCGGCGGTGACTTTGTAATTGACCGGCCTGTCACGGTAACACCTGGCGCTGTAATCAACGTTACAATTGGTACTGGCGGCAAAGGTGCTGGTTCGGGTGACGTCCGAGCGCTTGGCGGTGATGGTGGTAACGGCATACTAACTGTGAAATGGTGGGAGTGATTAAATGAAATTTGCACTGATACTTTACAATAAAGCACATTGGATTTTTGAAGCTAATGAAAAGCCTGATTTTGCACCAAATATTAAATTGGTTGATATTACTGGGAAAAATCATATTCAAGAAGGTTGGGATTATAACAGTAAGACAGGTGATTTTTCACCACCAACAGCATACAATCCACCGCCGATTGATCCTACGCCTACAGTTGAAGAAATGCAGGCACAAACGCTTATCAATACAGAAGTATTATTGGCAATGAAGAACATCGGAGTTTAAGGAGGAACAGACATGAATATTGTTTATCGTGCTGCAGAGTTATTAATCACTAGTCCAGGTTGTGACTTTAAAACAATGGGTACAAATTTAAGTTTACTTATGTTAGCTGGTCAAGTTAGTCAAGACGAATACACTAAGTTATGTACAATGATGGACGAACAACAAACGCAAGCAGAGGCTTAGCGTTATTTTTTGTCCTAATTTAGAGGAAATCCTTTCCTTTTGTCGAATTAGTATAGACGAAGGGAGTGAGCTCTTATGATTATATTAAATGGTGAATTATTTCAAACTTTAACTGGTAGAACTAAAGAAAATGATGGAAAGTTTTTTGTGTTTGTAGAAGGACACATTAAAGGGGAAGAAGAGCGAAATCGTTTCGATAAAGCGATTAAGCATGAGATTATTACAATCGATATTCCGGAAGATTTTCTTTTCGTTACAACAACTTCTGATCATGGTATTATAGAACATTTGAATGAAGTGGAAGACGAAAATACGGATTACAAGGTAAATTATATTTTCCGGAAAATCAAATCTTCTCATGTAAATAATGATGCTATGTTTGCTAGTATTTTAGCTGAAAACATAAAAAACAGGGTAAACATTTTGGCAATTAAAGAACTTCTGTTAGAAAAAAATATTATAAATGAAGAAGAGTTTAATGAAAAAATAAAAAGTCTGTATAGCGAAAACATAAAAAAATTCACTTACGAATTCAAGAAAAATATTTAATTACTATTTAAAGGATA